GATAGTAAAAGGTATCGCGAAAGACCAGATCCAGGATCTTCTTGTTGCGGACCCGCGCATCGGCATCACGGATGACCCCGCCGGGCAGGCCAACCAGATAACCAATGAAGTCATACTGCTCTTCGGTCGACATAGTGCGGGCGGTCAGCGCCCACTCCAGCATGCTTTTCTTCTGGGTTTCGTTTTCGAGCAGTGCCCGGGCATTGCCGAGCATAAACTGGAACGAGTCGAAGAAGTTCGAATCTACGATCGAGCCTTCAGCGCCCAACTCCTTGAGCTTAATGAAGCGGTACATATGCAGCGACTGGCGGTAGACCCGCGCGGCATAGATGTCATTGAAGGAAATGCGGCTGGTGGTGCCGTCTTCGCTGACCTGCTGGCTCAACTCGCGCACGGTGCGTTCCAGGAAGTTCCCTTCGTCCCCCTGCTGGAGGAAGGCTTTCCAGGCTTCTTCGTTCTCGGTTGCCTGCTGGAAGAAGTCCTGCTTGCCGATATGCCAGAACATTTGCATCCCACGCCGCATGCCGAGCTTCTCGACCATACGCTCCACCAGGCTTAGCCCCATGGCTTTTTCGAGTGCATCCTTGTCGCGTTGTATGCCCTCTTCGCCGGAGACATTGTCTTCGATCTCTGGATCGTTCACGTCTTCGATGTGAGCAACGGAATAGGTCAGGTCCGGATCAAGGCGGTGTAGTTCCTTCAGCTCGTCCTTTAGCTTGCGGTGGGTCTTCTTGCCGCCGCGTCTCTTTTCGAGGGATTCGAGGATCATGTTCGCCAGCGACTGCGCATCAGAGCCTTTGACCTTGTTGCCCTTGAGCCGTTCGCGGATCTTCTCAATCGCGGTCGCCTTCTTTTCGACATCATTGCCCGGGGCCTCGATGTAGCTCTCGACTGCAACCTTGCCGGCACGCTCTTCCTTGACCTTCTCTTCTTCGGCTGCCTTACGTTCCTGAGCCTTCTTCTCTTCGACTGCCTTGCGCTGCTGGACCTTCTCCTTTTTCTCTCGGTCAGCGATGTCGCGCACGCTGCGCTGCTCACTCTTCTTGAACTTATCCCAGTAGCGGTTAGCCACAGCAGGCTGGTAGGCGCTACTGATGGCCGCCAGGGCCTGTTCACGGGTTGAACTGTCTAAGAACTCAAAGGCATCGCGGAAGGCACCCTGCGGGGTTCCAGGGCCCACGGCTGAGCTGCTGATATCTTCATCCAACGCCTGGGTCATGGCAATGAAGTGTTCGAACTCCACCTGGTCATTGCCGGAGGACTCAACGCCGATGCGATCCAGCAGGGCCTGGGCAGCTATTTTCTTTTTCTCGAAATTCTCCAGCTCTTTCGGGCTGGCGTCCACCGGCGGTTGCGCCATGGCTATGCTATCGAGATTCTCGCGTACATCCGCCAGTGCTTTATTGGCACGGGCATTCAGTCCTACGCCGCCGCTCTTTCGCTTGGCGCTGATCTCGATGGCTTCTTCATTGATGAGCCGTGAACCAGACCCTTGGGCAAAGTTCGGGGTCAGCACCAGGACGTTTTGCTTCTTATTATTGTAGCTGAGGTTGTAGGCCTCGATGACGTAGGCACCGGCATCAGAGCGGCCCAACCTTTTAGCCTCCTCAGCGCTTCCCTTCGCGATAGCCATAGGAGCAGACTTAATCTCGATACTGGGATTGGCAGCCAGCTCAATGGCCAGCTGCTTGGCGGATTCCCGCAGGTTCTTTTCGAAGGCTGCGCCGCCGCCGGTTATTGCCCTTTGGCCCTCGTAACCTACTACATGCGATTTAGCCGTAACCCTCATCTGGGTCCGAAGCACCTCGACCGCTTGACTGATGGCTACCTCGATCTTCTTTTCATCGCCGCCTTCAAGGGCCTTGTTGATGGCTTTGAAGGGCGCTGTATTAAGCGCCTTGGTGTTCTTTTGCTGATAGTCTTTGATCTGCTCATAGTTGCCGGTGACCGATAGCGGTACCGTCTCGAGCATTTCCTTGTATTCCGGTTTGGCCTCTAGCTTGGCCAGGTTTTCAACCGAGATATCCAGCACCCGCGCATAGACCGTCTGGCCACTGTTGAGCTTGGTCGGCATCACAGGAACCCCGCCATGCGCCCCTCGGGCAAGCGGCGTCAGCAGGCCGTCACGAATGGATTGCTCGAGCGTATCGCGGGCTCCGATCGTTTCATAGACGCGGCCGATCATGCGCTCGCTGATGACTTCGCGAATCGCTTTGTTGACCACCACATCACTGGTGACCTCAGCTTCCATCTTGGGGGCTAGTTCTTTGGCGCGTTTGTCGATTTGCTCAAGGGTGTCGCGGAAACCCTGACCCAGCGCTTCCCTCGATAGGGCCTCTTTGGTACTCGTACTACCAAACAGCAGCTTCAACATGCCGCGCTTTACAACGGAAGTGCCCTTGCTCGCTGTTTCTCGGGAATAGAAATCATGGATGGCATTATCAAGCGTCTCCAGGTCTTCCTTGACCATGCCGATCCGGCCGGTGCGGAAATCTGCCGCCTTCTTAAACTCCGCATACAGCTTTTCACGCTCTTCCTGTGGCACTTCACCGCGCATGGCCGAGACACCGGCTGCGCCCATTGGAATCACGCCGACAATCGCCAGCGTCATCAAGGCTTCCTTCGGATTGGTTATCGGGAAGAAAACCTTATCGACCAGGTTCTCTGCATAGCTCAGGCCCTGCTTCTCGCGATCCTCCTTGTCGAGACCGGTCGCGGCCAGTGTGGCCATTTCAATCCACTCTTCCGCCCACTCCTCGCCGATGCCACCCAGTGCTGCCTTGCTTTGCAGGTGCTTCATTAATTGGGTGCGGCCCATCAGCGACTTGCCGACAACGGTGTTTTTGAAGAAGTCATCTATCGCGTTCTTCATGCCCTTGAGGCCGGCCAACTTGACGCCCTTGGAACTCATCAGCGCTTCGACCGCCGGAGCCATGAACTTTTGGATACCGGTCAATTTAATCAGACGCTTGGCGGCCCCGAAGCCGAACATTTCAATCGAAATCGAAACGGCTGCAGACGCTTCCTTGCGGGCCACCGAGCCGGGGGCAAAGACTGCATCATCAAACTCAATGTTGCCGTCGGCATCGAAGCGGACACTCTCGAGCTGGTCCTGCCTGAGCTCGGAATAGATGCGCGGTTGCTGGTAGAGCAGGGTAGACCCGCCGGAGAATCCCAGTCGGCGTCCTTTGTTTTCGACCAATGTCTTGACGTTTTTAATGAAGGCCTTGCTCATCATGTCGCCGATGATCTTAGAGCGGGCCACGCCGGGCTGCCCGTTCTGTTGGAAGGCCGCATTCTTCAGGATAGTCTTGGCCTGACTTTTAGTAATCGCGACCGATCCGTGCTCGACTACATCCCCGCCAGCGGTGGCTCCGCCCTTTGCGAGCCGCTCAGTGATATCTTCGATACCTTCCTTGCCGCCCTTCTTCATGGCAGCGCCGATCGAGTTACTGCCGACCTTGGCCAGACCACTCCCGATGCCGCGAATGGCTCCGCTACCGGCCATGAACTCTGCGCCGTAAGCGATGGTCTCGAGTACCCCGCCGGTAATGTAGCCGAGCGTGGTGTCCGAACGGTACTTCTCAATATTCTTTTCGTTGTACCAGTCTGCCACCCGCGCTTCGGTTGCTTCGCGTTTCGCATCCGATTCAAACTCGTCAGCGGTCAGTTCCATGATGTCTTCACGGATATCTCGCTCGTCCTTATTGGACCACCAGACTGCCGCCTGATGCATCCCGATACCGGCAACGATACCGGCAACCGCGCCAATGGCAACGCCCCAGGCTCCTCCGAGTGCGCCTCGTGTTGCTCCTTGAGCGGCAAACCCAGCAATCATCTTGGTAGTGAGACTAGCTGTAATCTCGCCACTTAGATAGCCGGCCGCAGCCCGGCCGATGACATTGCCTTCCTCGGGATTGATCTTGTTAATGAAGACTTCCCCCGCGCCGCGCTCGCCCCTCCGCTCGGCAATCCCAGCAGCTTGAATATTGCTGTAGATGCGTGAGTTGCCCTGCTCGTCTTTCAGGTTGCGAACCAGCGAGTCCGTCTGGCCGCCGCGCTCATCAACAAGGGCCCCGCCTTGCTGGTTGGCATCGAAGTAATCCTCGAGCTCTTCTCTGGAATAGAGGTTGCTCTGGCCGACGGTAAAGCGACCGTGATCAAAGCGACCGCCGTAATAGCCGTCTGTGCCGTGATAACGGGATTGTTCACTGAAGGTGGGATGATTGGGCTTCTTGAACTCCTCAAGGCCCTGAGCGTCCTCTGGAAGCGCTCCACCGTACAACTTGAAAAGACCAGGCAGGTCGTATTCGCTTTCGTTGAGGTCGGTGTCTTCCTTATCAAGCAGTCCGAGCCAGCCGGTATAGGCGCTCTGCTCGTCGTCGCTTAGCTTGGTATTGTACTGGGAGGAAAAGTCGCGGCGTAAATCAAGTGTCTCTTTTTCAAGATCCTGCATCGCAAGATACATGGCACCGAAGGATTCAAGATCGCTATCTGGCTCGTAAGCTTCTTCGGCAGGGGCGCTTTCTCCAAAGAGGCCGCTCAGGCCAGAGATACCGCCGTCGTAACTGTCAACTGCGCCGTCTTCGAGTGGGGCAGCAAATTCGTCATATATCATGTGTTATTCCTATTTGGATTTTTTGGGGTTGGCCTTCTTTTGTTTCTCCAGCAGTTCCCTTAGTCGTCTCTGATCTCTTTTGCTTAACTCACCTTCTTTTTCTTGGAGCTTCCTGATTCGATCGTTAGTGCGCTTATTGCTCCATGCGGCGTTTGTATCCGACTGGCTTCGGGTGCCTACCCATGACGGCGGGGGAAGCGGATAGCTGAGGCCCGAATCGCTCAGAGGGTTAGAGCTATTGGCGTTGGCGCGGGCTCGAGGGTTAGTGCTGACGGCATCAGGGGCATATTTGTCGCGGCCCTTTATAGCGGCCGCTAGTTGGTTCTTCTGTCTGGCACTTAAATTATTATTGCCTTCGAGCTGCTTGACCTTCTTGTCATAAAAATTGAAGCTTGATTGTCTGTTATTATCCAGCTGTCTCTGCTCTTGCTCCAGGTCACGATGCTGTTGCTCCAGTAAGGCAATTTGTTTTTTGTCGTCCTCGTTTACGATATGGAGATTGCCTGATTGGTCGGTGGCCCCTCTTTCATTAATTTCTTGAATTTTTCCCTCTAGCTCTCGTTTTTCCTGATTTATCGGAGACAAGGATGAGTTGCTTTCTTCGCTGGCGGACTGCGCGGTTCCGGCAGCAGTCTCTTTATCCAGATTCGCACCCTCGGGTTTGTCGGTGCTAGCGGAGTCCTCGGGCTCCGGCCGGCTGGCCCGAACCCCCTCGTTCAGGAAACTCTCGAAGTCTTTCTTCGACTGTGAACCGCCGCCCGCTTGGCTGATAGAGTATAGGCTGGAAACGATGCCTTGTAGCTCGGCCTCCTCTCCTTTGGTCCAGGTGCGCTTTTTACTAAGCTCGTTTATGCGGGCAAAAGAAGACGCTGTATCTACTTCGCCCTTTTCGGCGTTCTTGATCGTAGCCTCCAGGCTACCGGACGATAGATTGCCTGGTTTTTTGCCAGAATTAACGAGGGTGTATTGCTTCCCTAATGTCTCTAGCCGAGCAAGCTGTTCCTTCAGCGCCTTCTTCGCCTCATTATAAATAACCAATTCGGGGTTGCCCATTTCTTCACGGCCGGCAGCGTCTTCCAGCTCTTCAATATATTTTCTCGATTCCTTGATTTGTGTTCCGACAATATTGACGCCTGTTTGTATGCTCAGCCTCTCGGCTCTCAGAGCTTCAATGCGAGCCCTGGGAGTCAACGCTTCCAGTTGAGCAGCTCTGTCGCTGGTAGCGAGGTATTTGGCCACTACTTTAGGGGAAGCCTCTCCTTGTTCGATTTGCATCCGAACAGCCCGGTGCTGCTCTGCCTTTAAATCGTTAACAGCTTTCTGTTGCTTGGTATCAAGAGTTATCCGACCTTCCTCGCTGTCTCTTGCAAGCTTCCATACGCTCTCGGCTTTCATGAGGTTTTCAAGATCATTGCGGGCTTCACGGCGCTCTTGGGGACTCCCGGATGCCAGGTTCTGGTAAATGGAGTTTAGCTGTGACGAACCGGATTCGCTCATGTCAACAATGCCGAACTGGCCAAGGGAATCAATAATTGTCGAAGCAGCTTTTTTACCGGCCTTATCACCGGAAAATAAGTAGCCTGATTTGCCGGCAGCCTGCTGAAGGGTAGCCCGGACATCCCCATACGATGGTCCTTTTTGCTCTGGCTCGTCCGCTCCGCCGGATCCCGCTAGTCCCATGGCATTGCTCACCAGCGAGTCATAGCGTTTACGAATTTTCAAACCCTGATTGTTAGCATAGGTCCTCTCTCCCGATCGCATATCCTCGACGCTGATGCCCAAGATCTCGGCCCTTTGTGTTTCTTCTGCTAAGAGCCGGGCTTTTTCGGCACGCCTCTCCATGAAGTCTTTTTGAAGCTCCTTAGGTTTCCAATTGTCCGATGGACCTCCGGTAGCTACTAGTCGGCCCTCTTTATTAGTGAGGCTCATGAGGCCATTCTCATCTGTGGTAAGCCGGGAATTTGTCTTAGGATTGAAGGTAGCTACCACCTTCCCATCTCTGGAGAGATCCTCATGTCGAAGCGGCCGCTGTCTATCGAACTCTTGCATCTGATCCAAGGAAGCGCTGGCGGCCGCAGAGGCCTCTTGTCTGGATCCAAGATCGCCGGTTCTGATCGGGCCGGTAGCCAGGAACCCGCCGGCCATGCCCCATCCGCCGCCACGAACAGAGGGGATCCCTTTTGTTCGATCTCTGGCAGGTTCTGCGGATTCAGGGAGTCCAGCCGCATCCTCGCCGAAGTTTGCGAAAAAATCATCGCGTATCATTTGGGATGACAGGCCGCTAATTTCCGCTAGTTCTTGGTCAGGTAGTCCGGATCCCCCGCCGCCTGACCCGCCCACTAACTCCGGCTGTGGCTGTGGCTCTGGCTCCTGAACGTAACCGCCCGCAAAGCTGTACGGAAGTCCCTGGAGATCTTCGTCGCCAGATCCTGCTGTCGCTGCTGATAGAATACTTTTAAAAGTGCTCATGAAGTTCTCCGTTGGCGTTCGAGCTGGTAACTGCGAGCTTCGATGACGGAAGCGTTATTGCCGGAGGTCCTGCGAAGGGATGGGCTGATGTTCACATCAACAAAATCATCTATCCCCTCCGCCTTGCCAGGTCCTTTGAATTTTCGCTCCAACTCTGCTGCTTTATTTCTGATCGCCCGCTCCCTTCCGAAAAGAGAACCGTTGGATTCAAAGTGTGACATAATTATTCTCCTATTCCTTACAGGGTAAATTTAATACGAGGACTTGCGGTCAGGTCCTTCTTGATAAAGTCGCGGTCAGCTGCAATGCGGGCTCGTCCGACATGCGCCATAAACTTGCCCATCTCAGATGAAGCTGCTTCGGGGGCGGTCCAGGGCTTGCCGGGTTCTGAAAAGAGCATATAGCGAACAAAGGCCATAACGGCCTCTCTCGCATCGCCGAGCACCCAAACCGGTACATAATCGTCTGATGTCGAGGAATACGCCTGGATAAGCTCCAGTGAGCTAACGCGGCTCTGAGAAGGCTTCTGTAGCAATCGCAATTTCCATTCAGCCAGCGCGTGTTCATCGGTGGCCTTGATGGAGAAAGAGGCCGGACTGATTGGAACGCGGGATACAATGTCCTGGTAAGAGGGCGTCGATGGATTGGAATAGGTAATGCGGCTTAGACTGATCAAAGCACAGTCGGGTGACAGCGGACTGATAGCCGGACTCGGTAGGTCGTACTCGGCTTGATCCACTACCTCGCTGATGTAGACCGGCAGCCTGAGCGTCAGCGACTCCAGGTAAAAGCGGCGCATGCCCATGTTGGCATATTCATCGAGTAGCGCGGGCGAGATTTGTCCGCCCTTGCCAATGCCCAGGATGGCGAACGCCTTGGCGTCTGATTTTATTCCCATTTCAAGTCTCCAGCGTTAGTCAGCAAGCGAGCTGCTCTCGGCTTGTCTTATGTGATGAATTGTATGTTTTACGTCAAATGTAAGCCCAAATCCCGGTCTTTGTTTGGGTCGGAGCTCCGCTACTCAGCAGGCGGGTTGGCATTTCCAATTGCTCCACCTGCCGGTGCGCTTACTTTAGGTGCGGCTCTGCGGCCGCCCACGCTGGCGGCGTCTCTGCGCTCGGCCGTCCCTGCGCTCTTGCCGGTCCGAAGTGGGGCCAAATCCGGTCGGGAAATCCTCCGCACCTCGGCCCCACAGTTCAGGGTCGATCCATTCCTCGACCTCTTCCTGGTTCCATATCATGCCCATCGCCTCGACAGCGGCTTTGATCTGCGTAAAGTCGCCGTCCTTCACTTTGTTGGTGTCGATCAGGTAGACCTCCTTCGCCTTTGCCTCGATCAAGTCGTAGCAGGCCCGGTAGGCATCGATCAGCAAATCCCTTTCCTCGTCGGTCTGAGCCATGCCAACCCGGCGCATGGAGCGTCGGATTTCCTTCTTGTCACGCACCGGCAGTACCCACGGCGCATCCGGCATTTGATCGATGATCTGATCAAAGAAATACAGAAAGTTGCCGCCCTTGAAGTAGGCCGCGCCGGAGGTGTAGCCCTGATTGCGCATCAGCATCGTGATCCGCGCTTCGATATAATCAATACGCGGTAGGGCCCCCGCATCTTGCAGAGTGCGCAGGACGCGAATGTTGCCCCCCGCGCCCGTTGCCTCAAACGCCGAACCGAACAGCGCCGCATTCATCTGCCCGTTCTCATACTGTCCGCGCTCATTGGCCGCCGTGGCCCCGTTGGTAATGCCGCTGAAGGCTCCACACCGTTCTAAGACGCCACAGATCATACTCGATCCCGACCGGGGACAGGTCCCCACAAAGATCATCTTGTCCAGCGCCTCAATCTCGCTCGTTACCATTCTTTTTTCCGTATCCATTTTCTTCTCCTGCTCTAGTTTTTTTTAATTATATCTCATGTTGGTGGCCCATGAGGGCGTGTCCGTATGCGTGCCCCAGTTCCCTTGCACGGCCAGCTCGTTACTGGCGGTCGGGACATGGAACTGCACGGTGATGGACGTACTTTCCCATTTCCAGACTGCCGTGTAGTACCCCGAAGGCGAGGATGACGACCCCCACCCGCCCGATCCATTCGTCCAGACGGTATACTCGAGACCTGTCCACAGATAGATATCGGTATATTTCTTTTTGAAGCCCACCGCCGACACGGTGCCGTTGTAATAATTGTCCGCACGAAAAAAGGGACGGGGGGCAAGGCCTGCTTGATCTATGTTAAGGTAGACAAATTTTTCGACGTATGTTGTTTGATACCACATCCATTCGAATTGGTATTCAAAGTCTATGATAATACTCTGGCCGGGATTATAATTCCAAGCCTCTACTACCAAGATGGTATCCATCCAAGTATAAGTCGACGGAGGGACATAAGCGCCGGGGTAGTACTCTCCATACCAAGTCGTCGTGCCCGGCAGGTTATGACCGGGAAAGTATTGCTGCCTTTCGATGGGTGTCCAATGGGCCTGCTGATGAGTAGTAAACGCAGTGATATAAAGGGCATAGAAGATGTGCTTCGTTGTTTGCTTTTTTTCATGGGAAGTCTGGGGATAGTGCAGGAGGAGGACCGATCCCGCGTCGTTATTCGGGAACTTCCAGATGTAGCCCGTCTTTCCTAGATCATCAACCACGTCCAGCCACTGCCACCACTCAAAGCTTTCCCCGGTCAGAACGCCTTTCGCCAGTACCAGCAAGGATTTAACGTCCGGGCCGGGGAGACCGCTGTCCGACTCCTCAACAATCTGTGCCCCGCGCCGCATGACCTCATTAAAGACATCGTTGCGCGAAAGTAACGCATCCCCGCCTGCCGCGTTTTTTACCGCCTTTGGAATTGTACTAGGCATTACTGCGCCGCCTCCCAGTCCAACTCCAGCTCATCCACGAAATCAAGATAGTCCATCCACTCAAGCTGGCCGGCATTATTCCCCACCAGCACCCAGTCGCCGTCAGCCGGCAGAGCGGGGAGTGCAGTCGCCGATATCGAAGCTGCTAATTGATTCAGCGCCTCTTCGATGGCCGACATCACCTCGCCCATGGTCAAAACGGGAACCGCATCCTCCAGTGCGCCGTCGTTCGCCTTATCCAGTGCCTCCTTCAGCTTCTCAGCAACGGACTTGCCGGAGCCGTCCAGCGCGGGTGCCGTCGCCGCCTGAAACTCCGTCACCTTTTGCTTCATCCGCTCCACCAGCTCGTCCTTGGCGGTTGCGCGATTCAGAGAATCAGCGACGGCATCGAGGTTCTTGTCGGAACCCTTTTTGAACTCTCCGTCTTCGGTCAGGAGATTGGACCTCTCCTTTTCCGTAAGCTGAACGCCTTGCTTTAACTGCTGGTCGATTGCTTTGCGTTCTTTCTTGTCCAGCGCCTTGTAGGCGGCGGAACCGCGCAACTGCTTTTTCGTGAGGATCTGTCCGCCGAAGCGCACCGCGCCCTTGATGGAGGCTCCAACCATCTCTCCGCCCCGCCGCTGAATGCGAACGCCGCCGCCGACAAGCCGGGTCGTCGCATCCGATTCTTGCGATCCACGCTCCTCTTCGATATCTTGGCTGGGACGAACCAAACGGGGGTCCTTCCAGTCGTTCTGCCCCAATTCATTTTCGTTCAGGTCATCATCTAGCATGATGCGTTCTCGCCGGGGTTATCATAGGCTCGCTTGATTATTATTCAGACCACTCACCGCGAAACTATTGATGGAGCCGGATGCCCAAGTTTCCTTCGTGACGGTCGTTTGGATGAGGGCATACAAATATTCGCCGAGCTTCACGATGCGTTGCTCAACATCAGCATATGTCGCGATGCCGATTGCGGTGTGCTCGGCGATGTCGCTGTTCTCTGGATGGCGCACGAAAAACTCAAGCGATTGCAGGCTCCGCACTGTCCGATGGCGATCCAGCGTAAAGGCGCGATAAGAGCTGAAACTCCCGTAGGCTTGATGGGAGCCATTTGACCACATAATGCGGCTGTCGTCTTCCCTGATGGCCTTGCCGCCGTTGTAAAAAAGGCCAGTCGGCGCACTGTAGGTGGTCTCGATCTTGGTCCAGCGATAGGTCAGCGAAGCCTCGTCCAAACCAATGTTGCTGTAGCGCACCACGGTAACGCTCTTACCGTCCGACGCGAACGCCCCCAGATCGGAACTCCCTCCATTGGGTAAAGCGGTCTGGCCCCGGTATTCCCACAACTGCACCGTTTCACGGTCTTGCAGGCCAAACGTGACCAGCGAATCGCCGGAATTTGTGCCGCCGCCTGCCACCTCCACCGGCAACTGTTCCTCAATGTCCCAGGCCCATGTGTCGTTCTCATCGGGCCGCACCCGGCCGGAAACCTTGCGGTCGTTCGGAATGGACAGGATGTGATAAAGGGCGGTATCGGCGGAGGGATCACTGGTGGCGGGCTTCTCCATGCCTCGGCCAATATAAAACTTTTTCAACCCCAGCGTCAGAGTGTGAGCGAAGCCAGCTACCGAAGTCACTATGCCGACAAAATCAAAGGTGCCATCTTCATTAAGGTCCACTTCCAGCTTGCGGAAGGTGCCTGCCGGGGCCGGATCATCGTAGAAGGCGCGGATTATATCCAGTTCCTCTTCCGACACCCCAAAGCCTTTCTCGGTATACGTTGTCCTGTTTTTGCTCGATGCCACTTGAATGCGGGTATTGACAATATCCCAGACTTGAACCGAGGCAATGGTGAGGTCCGTAGCGGCGGCGCTGTCACCGCGCCAGATGGTTAAAGCGCCACTATAGGCGGCGGTGAAGGTGCCTTCATAAACACCCGCAACGCTTTCATTAAGGAACTGTCCACTCCCGTTGATTCGCAGAGACAACTTGCCCGAAGTCACCGAGGCCAGATCAGCGCGGTACTTATATTCATGCCCGGCGATTAGTTCAATATTTCCTTCGCCGAAGTCGGATCGTGCTTTCAACTGGCCATTATTGCCTTGTTCAATCTGAAAGCGAATTCCATTAGCAACCTCAGTTACGCTGTCATTACCAGCGAAGCTGTTTTTACTCCAGTTCGCCGGCGTCGTGGCATCGGTCCAGCTCTCGAACTCTGGATCGCCTACCAAGGTGGGGTTTAAACGCGACAGCGTACCATCGGAATCTCTCGTCGAAGTGGTACCCATAAAATCGAAAGTACCGTCTTCATTGCGTTCGACTTCTAGTTGTTGGAGCGTGCCGGCTGGGGCCGGATCATCGTAGAGGTTACGAATCGCCGTTAGCGATGTCTCCGGCACTCCAAAACCTTTCTCGGTGTAGAGCGTATTATTCTTACTGGTCGCCACTTGAATTCGGCTGTTACCAGACATACGCGACAGCGTATAGTTGGCGTTTCTTGTGCTTCTTGTGCCAACAAAATCGAAGGTTCCGTCCTCGTTACGCCGGACTTCAAACTGCTGGGTCACGCCTTCAACGGCCGTGGCGCCGTAGAAGGTACGAATAGCGGCCAGTTCCGCTTCGTCTAAACCAAAGCCTTTCTCGGTATAGACCGTCTTGTCCCTGCTGGACGCTATTTCGCTGCCGCCGATGGTGAGGTCCATCCGTGTCAGCGTCTGGTCAGAATCTCTCGTCGAAACCGTTCCCACAAAGTCAAAGGTTCCGTCTTCGTTGCGCCGCACCTCTAGTTGCTGAATGGTGCCTCTTTCAGCGGGGGCGTCGTAGAGGTCGCGGATAGTGGTCAGTTCCGTCTCGGTTACCCCAAACCCCTTTTCGGTATACGTTGTCTTATCCTTGCCGGATGCCACTTGGATACGATCATTACCATCCAAACGCGACAATGTGCCATCGTAACCCCTCGTTGAAACGGTGCCTACAAAGTCGAAAGTACCGTCCTCATTACGGCTCACCTCCAACTGCTGGAGCGTGCCTACCTGGGCCGGATCGTCGTAGAAATCGCGGAAGGTTTGTAACTCCCCCTCGTCTAAGCCAAAGCCCTTCTCGGTATAGACCGTTGTGTCTTTGCTGGCCCCCACTTCGAGGCGACCATTGGTGCTCGAACGTGTCAGCGTCTCGTCGGAGTTGCGGGTCGAAACCGTACCTACAAAATCGAAGGTCCCGTCGTCGTTACGTTTGACTTCCAGTTGCTGGAGTGTGCCTGCTTGGGCCGGGCCGTCATAGAAGGCGCGAAGGGTTGTTAGCTCCCCCTCGTCTAAGCCGAAACCCTTTTCGATGTAAAGTGTCTTGTCCTTGCTCGATGCCACCTGAATGCGGGTATTGCCATCCAAGCGAGACAACGTACCGTCGGAACCCCTCGTCGAAACCGTGCCGACAAAATCAAAGGTGCCGTCTTCGTTGCGCTGGACTTCAAACTGCTGGAGCGTGCCGACTGGAGCGGCGGTCTCATAGTAGGCGCGGAAGGTTTCTAGCTCCGCTTCGGTTAAACCAAAACCTTTCTCGGTGTAGACCGTTCTGTCTTTGCTCGATGCCACTTCGATGTGGCCGTTGGTGCCGGAACGTGTCAACGTATCATCGGAGTTTCGGGTGGCAACTGTACCCACGAAATCAAAGGTGCCATCCTCATTACGACTCACCTCCAGTTGCTGAATGGTGCCGGCCGGAGCGGCGGCCTCGTAGTAGGAGCGGATGGTCGTCAGCTCCGCTTCGTCTAAGCCGAAGCCTTTCTCGGTGTAGAGTGTCTGATCTTTACTGGTTGCTACTTCAAGGCGATCATTGCCGTCCAAGCGCGACAATATGCCATCGGAATCTCTCGTCGAAGTGGTGCCGACAAAATCAAAGGTCCCGTTGTCGTTGCGCTTCACCTCTAGTTGCTGAAGTGTGCCTCTTTCGGCGGGGCCATCATAGTAGCTGCGAATGGTGGTCAATTCCGTCTCGGTAAGCCCGGAGCCCTTCTCTGTGTAAAGTGTCTTGTCCTTGCTGGACGCTACTTCGATGCGGGTATTGCCGTCCAAGCGCGACAGCGTGCCGTCGCTTGAGCTAAATACGATATAGGCTTCAATTTCCCAAGTTCCGCCCGAGGAGCGCCTCTTGGCATCGATCTCCGTCTTAACCTGCACCATCCGACCCGGAACGTGCACAGTTAGTTTCTCGGCATCAGCAGGTATGGAAACATTAGGCGCTACTGCATTGCCGCTTACTCTGTTATAAAAGCCAAGATCGTTAGGATCCTCCTCGTACCAGTTGCCGCTCGAATCGAACCAGTAGTGGTTAAAGAAACGGTCCTTCTCCTCTAGAGAGCAATCCCTCTTGACGATCCGCATCGTTGTTTCGTTATTGCCGCTCTTGTAAAAGAATCCTGATTCGATCGATAACCGATGGGTCACTTCGAGCTGCAGGTTCCAGTTCTTTTCGCGTTCATCAAAACGAGAGCTGGCTTTAATCAGCCGGCCCGGAATTGATTCAGAAATCTTGTAAGCGCCTGCGGCAGGAAAGGCGACCGCCTCGCCCGTTACATCATTACCATTGAGCTTGGTGTAGGTCGTTCCGTTAGCGGAATGGTACCAGTTACCTTCAGAATCTAGATAGGTCTTGTCGAGGAACTCCTCCAGTAGGGTTTCGGAGGCGTCAACGACTGAGAGCTCGGTGATTACCGAGAGACCATCCCTGTATATAAAACCGAACTCGTTGGATAGCGAGCGGGTCAGCGCCCAGTGAATCGTATACAGACCCGACTTCTCGGAGACCGTCGCTTTGCGGGCCCGGCTGGTCCATTCGCCATCCAGCAAGACACCGGTCAGCAGGTAGATTTCATCGGTATAGATTTCTTCCAGCGGAGCTGTCTGCAGGGCCAGCGCATGTTCCGGACTGACATTATACATCGCCAAGGACAGTGTGCTTTGTCCATTGGTGTAGGTCTGGCCGCTGGCAATCTTCCACTTGGTCGTTTCCAGCCCGTGGGCGTCGGAGATAATCGGATTGCGCACGAACAGCCGGTACAGCCGCTGGTTCTCTTCGGAATAGTAGGCATGGGTATGATACAGGTCGTCGGTAAACTCGACATCGGAGAAGCTCGAAGGACCGGTCACAACCCGGTTGCCCTCTTCGTTCATCCAACGGATGCATTCATCGATATAACGGGCTTCAATGTTTTCCCAGAAGCCGATCACGATATCTTCGTCGTAGATGCCCTCGGCGCTCTGCGCGATTCGCATCTCGGCATTCCGCAGAATGCGCTTTGCGTTTTCGTAAGCCATTAAATGCTCCCTAAGTATTTATTGAAGTTCAGGTCGGCCGCCTTGCGGTAGTACGCATCCTTTGATTGCTGGGCCAGCAGGATCGAAGTCGCCATCAGGGTCAGCGGATACTCGGCCCAGGGGGAGGCATCGATGGTGTCATCTTGGTTCCAGACCTCAGCTGAAGGCCCGTAATAGACATTGGCCGTTTCGCCGGTAACCGTATCCAGCACCAGGGAACCCACACCTTCATTGAAGGCAATTGAGACCAGCCCATCGCCAATCGTGTCCTTGATTTTGAAATTAGCGATAGCGCCCCCGAAATACCGGGTGGCACCTGCTATACTGGAGTAACCCAGGTTGGGCGTCGAAGCACTTGAAATCAGATCTCCACTATACTCCTCTGAGCCGGACCCGCCTCGTCCATCGGAAAGTGTAAGCGTTCCGCCGCTAAGGGCCAGGCTGATGGTTGACCAGCCGGTGGCGGCAAACCTCGAATCGACTGTAACCTTTACGGTCTCTGCTGCGGCACTGCTGACCACATAGGCCACCAATCGACCCATCTCGATGCAGATACTGGTGTAGTCCGTGTTGTCCTCGAGACCCATATAAAGGACGGTGCCGTTTGCATCATCCGCATTCAGGTCCATTTCGATGCTTCCAATGCTGGATAATGATGAGCTGAGATTAGACATCGGGCGGCTAAAGTTGACCGTCGTATCGCCGTACAGGAACGAAAGGCTGATACGGGCGCTCTTGATGTTGGATGGCTCGGTAAGGGTTAATGCCGATACAGAGAAAGCATCCGGCCGACGTGCGAACAAGTCATGCTTCGCTACGTTGATCGCATCGACCACTTCCCGCTCGGTAAACTTGAGCGGGGCAGTGCCATCTTCTTTATCAATGATCATCCCACGAATGAGTCTGACCAGGTTGCTTGCTTTGATCGGCATTAAGAGCTCCTTATTCCCCGGTGGCGTCGGTTTCGTCGGATTCTGCCAACTTGGCCTCGGCTTCCTTAATCTTCTTTTCCAGCGTCTTCGGCTTGGCATTGTTCCAGCCGCGCACCTTCAATGAACGGGCCCGCTCGCGCAGCTCCTTGAAATCCTTATCGGTCTCAGCCAGCTCCCGCGCGGTATCGCCAGGTTGGGGCAGGTGAAACTCCTGCGTATTGAGAAAGCGTCCCTGCTTGTCGCAGGCAAACATATCGTTGCGGTTCAACCGTCCGTCGGTGGCAGTCAGAACGCGGGCGCTGTCTTTCTTTCGTACATACTTCGGTGTCATATTCATCTCCTTGTTTCGCTCGGCCTGATGCGATGCACCACCCGGCACATGCTCAGTGCTCAGTCTTCTTGATAACGGTTGCTGGCTTTGGTGGCAAACTGATGGGTTCCGTTTTGAGCCGCACCATGCCGTTCTTTCGGGCCTGTCCCCCGCCAAAGATAAAGGTGCAGATCAGCCACGGATAGGCCCGGACCCAGCGGCCTTCGCTTAGGAGGATGTCAGAGCAGACGCGGCTGGCTTGCCAGTTGGTGCAACGAGTTCCGTCGTCCCATTGGCCCGTATCGCACAGCACGTCATGAACCCACCAAGAGGCACTCCAGATATCGGAAGCGCCGGTGGCCCCGTCGGACAAGTAATTTTCCGGGACTGTCACCCTCTTGCCGTACCGGCCCGAGCGATAAACGATCTTCTTGGGGCACAGATACTTGTGCTTCAGATTCTTACCCATCTTGAAGCTCCTTAATGGTGGCATCCTTGGCGGCCAGTTTAGCGGTGGTGTCATGGACGAGCCGGTGGATGGCATCATGCAATAACTCATTGTCTTCTCTTAATCGTTGTAGCTCTTCATTGATGTTCATTATCCAACCTCCACGTCTGTTGTGGTCTTTACTCGCACCTTGGCGATCAGCGCGAGGGCGATCAGCGTCAAGCAAATCATCCCGGTACAAATAACGCTGGCAGCAGGCGCATCCATTAGTCGTCCCTGAAGAGGGTTCCTACGTCGAGCGAGGGAAGCCCGATCGCTTTGGTTTCGATGGTAAAGTCGCCGTCGCTCAAGGTTACTTCCATCGGGGCCAGAGCCGGCAGCCCCAGCCACCACGAATGCTTCACCACCGTGCGCTTGATCGGTTCGTCAGGACTCGTACCCAGCCATGTCATCGTCTCAAAGCGGGTCGCACAGCCGGTCAGGCAGAGCAGTAATAGGATGGGGACCAGTCTAGTCATTCGACTGTAGCTCTGCCGCAATCATGTCGCGGGTCTGCTCTATTTGGATATTCCCATAGTGGATGGACATAACAACCGCCGCGATGCAGCACAGGGCCGAGACATAATTGGGCCAGTGGCGGGCGCGGGTGATATGCGACACATCTTGTTCGAGGACGGTCAGCCGTTCAGCCGCGCCTGTCACCCCGTTGCCGTAGCACCAGCGATGGATATCCTTCAGCTTGACATCCATTCGTATAATTAATTCGCCGTATTGTCTTTCGTTCATGGCTACCTCTGCTAGTTGGTTGCGGGTACTACGTCCTCGATACTTAGATGGATCGTGGTATCGGATTCGATCCACAGCTTATACTGTCGGAGCCGCCGTTCGGTTTCGTCCAGCGCCATTGCGGCCTCCACATATTTCGCCTGGTTGAACAGCTTGTGGATCCCAAACATTTCTTGTCCCACATAGGAACTGCGCTTCAATGCATCGTTGGCGAGGATGATCTTCTGGATGTGGGCCATGCGGCGGGTCAGATGGACCTGGGCAGACTCCTGCTGTCCGTCGTAGATCGAGAGGGTCTTGTAGGCGACAATCGTCTCGGAGGACTCTGCGACCGCCTGAAGGGCTGTCAGGGCAAGGATCATAGGAATGAGTTTCAACATGGCAATCTCCTAGTCAGTGAGGGAGGTGACGTAAAGCGTCCATTTGCCGGCGGGGGCGGAGGTGGTGAAGACCGGCTTGTAGCGGTATTCCAGATCCCGATAGATCACCCGCAACTGTTCGGCGGTGTAGTATTTGCGGCAGCCTCTTGTGAACATTTGTGCCGAGCGCGCCTTGGCTGTCGGAGCCCCTTTCGCTGCGGATAGCCCTTTCAGCAACCAAGTCGCTTGCACTTCAGTTGGGTTCAGGAAGTAGCGGTTGCTATTCATGTAAGCAGCGATCAGAGAGCAATAGTGCGGCGTGACTTCCTCGTTCAACAGGACTTCAGCAAACGCATTCGCGGCGCTTTCGTCCTGCTCCCAGCGGGCGCGGAAAGAAGCAGCGGTCAGTCCGTTGGCATCGGCCACAACTTGGGCCTCGGCATACGATTCAGCGGCCATCAAGGCGCGAAAGGTTTCACCGACGGTTTCGGCCTGCGTCATTCCCACAACAAGTAGTGCGGCCAGTAGGGTTATTGTTTTCTTCATTCTCTGTCTCCTATTTACGGTATGATTTCCAGATCGGCTCAATCGGGTGCCACAGCACCTCTTCACTTTGGCTATTCGATTCGGCCCCGGTCACTGGATGGCGACGGCTAAAGGACCAAGTAAGATTGGGGTTGTCCGGGGTCATCCACGGGAAGGCATCCACGTCTGGCCAGATCGTCACAAACTTGACCGTGCTGGAAATGGAGGACAGGACGCCGGTCAGTAGTTGATGCGAGCGCGACGGCATAATCCCCCCGGTACGGGCGTAGTACAGCCGGGCATTGTAGTCGTAAAAGGATTCGGCAGCGTGCCCCGCTGGTGGGATCACGAACGAGTCATAATAATAGTCGATGCTGCCCCGAGCGCTTACGTCAATGCCGTCGATAGACTGAAATGATCTTTGCGGAAAGTAGCCGCTGACGTTTTCAAACTGCCACTGGATAGTCCCGTTGGAGTGCATGGTGTAAACCCAAGTCGTGCCGTTCCATTCAACCCAAGCACCATCGCCCGGCCCGCTCTCATTATAGGCCCAACGAGATCGCCCATTCAGGTCAGCTACTCTGACGAGATCAAACACCCCTGCGCCTGTCCAATGGTAGTGAGTTGGGGCAAAGTTGTTGGTAGAACACTTTAGCTCCACCTCAGTGTAGGAACCGCCATCCAGAGGAACGTTAAAGACTGGATACTTGGCAGCGATGGTGTCAGCCTTGATGCCAGAATCCTTCAGCTGACCGCTTTGGGTCCAGACTGCTATATTGCCATCCTCTACGTTTCCTTTGACCTTAACCGTGCCCCACTGGGCCTGTACGGGCATTAAGCTACTGAACAAGAGCAAAGAGACGATGGCTGCATCCGCGATCTTCATTATTGGACCCCGATCCAAAGCGAAACGGTGGCATTCTGGGCTCCGCTAGTCTCGGTTGCCTTGACCTTAAATTTGGTGCAGACCGCAAAAGAATGATTGCGGATCTTAGAGACTGTGAAGGCCTGATCTTCCCACAGCGTATCGTAGAGGGCGAAGTCGGTGCCGTTGATTGAAAGGTACAGCTCGATCGTTACTGAACCGCTGCCGGTCACCTTGATCTGGGAAGCAAAGTGTCCCAGCGGACGGATGGCATTGACATCGATGATGGCAGATTCGGCCGTCTCGCCGGATGGAAGGAGCTTATCCTCGAACATGGTCTGTGAATAAGAATACTGGCTCATTGCGTTATCCCTTCTAAATATGCTGGTGAGGCGACCTTGCTGCGCCAGACGGGCGTGGTGAACCAGTTGGTCTGAGCGTAGCCGAAGGGGGTCAGGTAGTATTCCCAGGCCGTCAGGTCGGCTTCATTGACCGGCCGGTTGCGCACCGTCGGGCGTTCCATCGCGGCTAGCAAGATCATGACGGTGGTACCGTCCAGGCTGAGATCTTTCTTCAGCACATATTCATCGAGGGTCTTGGCGACCTGAACCGTGTTGGTGCTGCCGTCGGGCGCTGGTTCGGTGCGGGTGGCCCACTTGGCTTCAACCGGAATCTCGTTGGTCAGCACAGCAACCGGGCATTCGATCCACCAGTACAGCGCACCGTTGGCGTGGCGACCCGCTTCGAAGCGACCATCGTAGGCGGCCTGCCCAAATGAACTGGTGGCAATCAGCATGATAAAGGCGATCCATTTGCTCATTTCATAATCTCCAGGTAAAGGTCAGTCAGATCGTTGGCCTGTGTGTTGTCGTATTGCAGGACATGCTTGATGCGGCGGCCGGTCGGAGTGTAGGAGCTATGGGTGGCACTGGTATTAGGCAACAAGGCAAAGTCAGCTGCATTCTTGTTAATCAAGACGCCGCCAGAGGACCAGAAGGGGTCGCTCGTAAAGGCTGTATCGGTTTGCCTGGTGCTGGTGCCGCTACTGTTGTCGAAGAAGCCGGCCGGGCTGCTGATCGGTCCGCCGATCGCATTGGCATTATCCGGGGTGCCGCACAAGGGTGAGCAGATGCCGAGATCCCAGACCTGAATGGAGGCAATGGTGAAGTCTGTATCCACCGAGGGATCGCCGCGCCAGATATTCATAGTGCCATTATTGGCGGCGGTGAAGGTGTCATCATAAACATCGACATCGCCCTCATTAAGGAATTGATTTGATCCATCAATCCGCAGAGACAACTTGCCTGAAGTCACCGAGACCAGATCAACCCGAAACCGATAGGTGTGATTCTTGATCATTCTAATGTTGCCGAACCCACTAGAGGCACCGAGTCGTCCGGCATTACCTTGCTTTATCTGGAAACGAAGGCCATCGGCTACTTGAGATACGCTATCCTCAGAGGTGATTCCTATTTTCTGCCAGTTTGCGGGAGTCGTGGCATCGGTCCAGCTCTCGAACTCTGGATTAACTATCAGAGCGCCTAAAAGCTCGTCATGCTCACGGGCGGGGATGCGCAGGCTTTTGGGGGCCACTTCGGTAATGTTGCCTGATGCATCCCGACGCCGGAACTGAAGATCTGTAAAGTTGCCACCCGCTTGTTGCGGCCAAAGCCCCGTTACATAGTCAATGTTGATGGCCAGATATTCGGCTTCATAATTATCATCAATATACTTGATGCGCGCCAGCTTGCCCTTGCAAGCCTGATTGCCGGTGCTGGTATTCACGGAGTTGACAGTGATTTTTTTCGAATCATAGGTCGCGTTGGTGGGGAAATTTGTATGGGTGTAATCAACATCAAGCACATCATCCACCCACAACCGCACTCGATTCCCCTCAACCCGAAGTTGTATTTTGTGATAGCCATCATCAAAGACGGGCAGAGTGCTATAGATGCCGGAGAAGTGGGCTTGATCAATCGGAAAAATCGAGAGACGCAGGCCTTCGTAAGGGGCGGCGGTGGCGCGACGCATGGTAACAGCGCCTGTCGAATAATAACCAGAATCCGTCGCAAACACGCCTGCAGCCGAATCGAGAGACGCGGTTACATTATCCGAGTCCCAGACACCCTCGATCGTAACGTCTATCGTTTGGGTGGTCTTGTAGGTCGACACGATCCCTCGGGTGTTGACCAGATTGTCTTCCAGCAAGGCCATCCCGCTAAAGCCCTTCTGGCGGTTCCAGCTCGGGATACCGTCAGAGCTGCTGTGGAACGTATCAAGGCCATTTGCACTTACCGTAATTATACCGTGGTTGCCGCCACTGGTGGTGTCATAGGCGATGTCGCCGGAGCCCTCTTGGCAAACATAGGTCGGGCCATACTTGATCGAGGCGTAGGCGATCTTCCCCGCGAAGGGGTAGTGTGTGTGATTGTGAATGTGATCAATCCCCGAGCCCACTGTGAACCATTGCGTGGTAGAAAGTTTAAGATCGCCAGACCAAGTTGTATTGTCGGTTAGTACCAGAGTATCGCCCAGCCACACCTGCGCGGTCGTTCCATCGTAGGTCACTCGAACCGTATACCATACCCCGGCAGAGACGTTGGTAGAGGTGGACACGATGTGGAAGGTGGAGTTGCTATCATTATCCGCCTCCATAGATAATCTAAGATTACTGCCTGATAACCAGATCAGAGACCCGAGCCCACCCCATGGATCTTTACCAAGACCACCAATCACCTTGTTGCCAGTGATGTTGGCCGGATTAAAGACAAACGTCATATCAAGGTTTTGCTTGATCGGGTCTGTATTGATCGTCTCGCTGGAGCGGATATTGTCATAGACGCCATCAAAGTCATAACACTGCACATCGCCAATGACCGGAGCCGAGAAGGTACCGATGTAATCCGGCAGCGTCAGGCCATCCGTCGTGCCGCCCGTTAGCCACTGGGTCATTCCAATACGCGGCGGGTTAAATAAAGCCTTCTTGAAGATGACACTCTTGGGGGGCACAGCCAGAGCTGTTCCCGCCACCAGCAATAGAATGGGCACGATCCGGTTCATGGCTACTGAAGGTTAAAGATTACGTCAGCGGTGCCTGACTCGGTCGCATAGCTAATGAAACGAATATCCCCACCGGTCCAGAAAGTTTGTGGGAAACCAGCAGTAACTACCAAGGCATTGGTGGAAACAAACTCAGCGGTCGGCGTGTTGATCATAAGCCGGACTTCGCCGCGTGTGACGGTAACGTGCAGAAATTCGGCATGGGCGTTGGGTCGATTGCCGACGGTCAGGATCGTTGGCGTAGAGTCTGCAAGGACCTTCTTGCCGAAGCCGGACGTAACGGTTGCTGCCAACACAGTGATGCCGACCAGGAGGGCGGCGCATATAAGAGTTTTCTTCATGGATAGACCTCTGTCTTTGAAGATGAACAGGAAAGGTGAGAAGAGGACCCCTTCCGGGGCCCCCTCAATTATTCAACTATGCATTCTAAATGTTAGCGTAGAGGACTCCGAGTGCTTCGGGTTTTACAACCTTGAAGCCGAAGACTTGCAGTCCGCGATGCAACATGCCAAACCCGTCCGGGTTATCCAGCACCTTGTTCTTGATCAGCTGGGTCGCAAACGTAGTTGCCACCTTGGTGCCGAACAAACAGGTCCAAGCGCCACCATCGGTGGTCGGGACCTCCTGCTGCAGGTTACCGGTCTTGAAGACCGTGAAGCGATCGATCATTCCGATTTTGCCGTTGCGGGCAATCGAAGTGCTGTCGCCGCTAATGCTGGCATCGGCCAGATCGGACTTCTTGATCAGACCGCAAATGGCCGGCGGAACCAGGAAGAAACGACCTTCGTCGGGCAGGTTCTGCTCATCGAGCACGGTACCGCAGTCAATGAGGGTGTCGATGACAGTGCCTTTGCTCAGCGTGACCGCCGCGCCGGCCTCGCCGAGGTCATACGAGCCGCTCTGAACACCAGCGGTAGCTCCCGTATTGCCTGCATGACAATCATCGCCAATCGACTGCAGGACCGACTGCTCGATCACATTACGGAGCTGATAAGCCGCGTCCTTGGTCCACTCTTCGACGAAATTCTTTACGTCGGTCTGCTTGGCATCAACGTCGTCGGTCACGAAGGACCAGTATTTTCCCTTGTTGATCTCCAGCATGGTAGACACCGAAGCGGGCTTCTCGTTGCTGAGAGTCATGCCCTTGCTGTGGTCACTGATCGTCAGCGTCGGTACGCTGCGGATAATGACGGTGTCGCCCTGATCGCGAATCAAGCCTTCGTAGTCAGTGTTGGTGATTTCACCCAGCACGGACGATTCGTAGAACTTAATCAGTAATTTGCCGGCGTACAGCGTCGGGATGTAATTCATGGTCCCGTTAAAGTCAGCCATTGCATTCGGCGACGTGGTGGCGTAATCATATTTTGCCATTGTATTTCTCCAGATTTAGTTAGCTTGGAACAGCCCTGAGTGCACTACTCTGTAATGCGTCCCTCCTGGGCGGCTTCCATAATTTCAGTCTCTAGAGCCGTCGCTTCTTCCTTTGTCCCGGGGAAGCGGTTTCGCGCAACGTCGTTATAGAACCGCTCAACATTGCTTCTGGTGAAGCTCGGTTTTGCCGGACTAGTTTCGATTTGCTGTGCACCGCCTCGCTCGGGCTTCACGGCCACGGGCTTTGGCTCTACAACATGTTGGTCTTGTTGGATCGGACGATAGCGATTGAGCAGATCCACCAGCGAAACAACGTCGCTCGTATCAATTGCCTGCACACCAACATCGCGATTCTTTAAACCGCTGTCAGGGTCGTGTTGTCCCAGGAAACCAAACCAATTTTGGTCGGACTCATTAATCTGTCTCGCTCCAGGGTAGTGCCGTTCAACGGACTGCCAAAAGAGGTCTTCATTCACTGGCGCAGGGGCGCGATCGACCACTTGGGCCTCCATGCTTTGCTGCACCAGGTCATTCACATAATCTTTGAGGTCACCATCTTCGAGCGCTTCTTCGAGTGTGCCCTTGATGATTCGGTTCTGGATATCCAAGACATCATCGCCAAGTCCTTCGGCTTCCTCTTCGGTGATATGCCGGAGATAGCCAGGCGGCCGGTCGGCTTTCGCCAATTCGTCCATTCGCCCTTCAAGGTCTTTAACCTGAGTCTTGAGTTCACGATTCTCGCCGTGGGCCTTGGCCAACTGCGAATCAATTCTTCCCTGCAATGTACGGTTCCGCTGCCTTTCCAGATCCAGCTCATTCTGAAGCGCCTGGGCGGGATCAACCTCTATCGTGGTTGACTCTGCTTGGATAGCTTCGTCCTGCGCAGGCTGGCGACCTGGCTGCGTTTCCATGTTTGCCTGAATAGCCTCAGCGGTTTCGGGATTGACGGGTTGCTCCGCACTCTCATCCTGTACTTGGATAAGTGTATCGAGCGCCTTATCAGCTTCCTCGGCCTGCTTTCTGACTGCTTCTGGTACCATGTTACTTTTCCTCTTTTGTGCGCCGTCGAACGGAATGCACGGTTCAAGGGGCCGTCGAACGGAATCCCTTTTAGTTGGAGTTCGTATTTACGAATCCCCTTAAAATCTTTACTTGGGCGCTTAGGGCCTGCGCCCGGCCCTGGCCCAGCTGGACCTTATCAATCGCCAGGGTGTCATTTGCTTCGCGGGTTTCATCCAGCGAGCGCTCGATCCATCCGACCAGTTCCCTAAAGAGCTCACCCTGTTGGGCCAGCATCTTGATGGATTCGAGTTCACGCTTGGTTGGGCGGGGGACCATTGGGATCGACCTCTTGTTGTTTGGCGGCATCGGCTTCAAAGATCTTCTCGATCATGCCCTGGCTCTGCTTGGAGGCCCGGATGTCGAGTTCGCGATTGGCGGTCTTGTCGACCCGTTCCACTTTCTGCACTTCGAGCATCAGTTTCTGGCGTTCGAGATCAATCTTCTCCATTTCGACAGCGGCTTCGCGTTCGATCAGGGCTTGCTCGCGTTCGATCTCGATCTGGTTCTTCTGGATCCGTTGCTGCTGTAGCATCGTTTCCTCCTGAATCAGTCGCTGAATCTTTTCTTCGCTCGGCTTAATGTCGTCATAGTCCGATTCGAGCACCTCGATCGCATCGCCGAGAATCTTGGCGCGGCCGTCGAGTCCGAGGATCTTCATATCAAATTCGTTGTTGGTGGCCTGCAGCAAGCCCATGCGGCGGTCGGCCAGCTGCTCACGCATGATCAGCGAGACGATGCCTTCCGAGATGAAGTTCATATCGCCCTTGATCGACTGGTCTTCCAGATGCTTCATGTTCCAGTCATACATGCGCTCGACCACCGTCTGGAAGATATAGCGGTCGATGCCCAGCAGGATCCGTTTGAGGCCTCGATTGGAGGAACCCATCAGCATGGATAAGCCCGAAGCGGTGCGGCCGGCTCCAGACACCTTGTCGTTGCCATAGCTGTAACTCGGCATTTCGAGGGTGCTGTCCGTAATGCGGGTTGCTTCGCGGATGACCGACAGCATTTCGGCCGAACGAGAATCCGGCTGGAAGAAGGTCACCAGCGGCGCATTCGAGCTGCCCATGTTGGTGCCCTGCCAGATCTTCCAAGGGTGCATCGAGGTAATATCCTCACCGGGCGGGAAGCGGTTAACATCATTGATGATGACCTGCGGACCGGAGGCGATGCCGAGATTGTTGACCATTGAGCGGGCGGCTGCATTAATAATATCCTGTTCGCTGGTAATCAGCTCAGGAATACCCATGAACCAGAATCCCCCGATCTCCTTGGCATATCCGTAAACGGAATACGGCCGGCGACCCAGTTCGTCTTCGTTGAGCGTGATGTAGACTATCAGCCCGTCAATGGTCATAGCGTTGATGTCATAATCAAGCAACGGGTCCAGCTTCTTGCCGTCGTTGTCCTTGATAATGCCAAAATCAATAAGGTCCCGACCCAGACACTTGCACCAGATTTCGATGGCCGGGAGAGAAGGGCCTGACGAAGATGAAGGAGTCTGCGTGTCGCGCCCTTCGGCCAAGTCTCGCTCTGATTGCAAGGTGGATGGCGTCTGGGTCGGGAAAGTGCTGTGCATGGCTATATGCTCAATGTTCTTTTGGATATAGCCGGGCTCTTCGCGGTTTTCTACCAGCGAGGATCTGGAAATGGTCAGGCGTTCGCAGACCGGGCCATCATTGACGGTCTCGTTGGCGCGGCCGGGAAAGAAATCCAACGGTGAGACGCGCTCCACCGTCATGATCTCGGCCATTTCGATCTTGGGCACGGAGTTGCCGTTCTTGTCTTCGGTCCAGCCGGAGCGGATCTTGCGTCGCCGCACGACCGGGCCTTTCAGGATGCCGGCTTTGGAGGAGGAAATATCCATGATGCAATCAGAGAAGGCCTTGACCCAACCGCCTTCGGTCAGCTGATCGTGAATCTTGCGCGACATATTCTCGGCGCGTTCGCCAGCCAGCTCGTAATCGGCCTTGATAATGTCAGCCCGCATATCGGACGCCATCTGATAGGCATCGACTTCGGACATTTCCGCGCCCTGGTTCTGGGCATATTCATAGGCTTCCATCACCGTCTTGGTAATATTGCGCGAATCTTCAGGTGGGATGGTGGCAATCGGGGTTGGCTTGAGATCCCAGGTCCGCTTGCGTTTGGCATTCATGTAAATGTCATGCACCCAGGATTCAAAGGCGCGGCACTTGACGCCGGTCACGCCGAGAAAGACATCGCTCGAGTTGATGGCCGCGATCTTCGCGTTCTTCTCAGCATCGTATTTGGCGTTGCGGCGGTTGAGCGAGTCGAGCATTAGCTTCTGCGTGTCGGTCTCGTCTTCTTTGAAAGCGCGGCAGTCTTCGAAGACGTTGCCGAGATAGCGTTCAATATTCTTGAGCATCGGCCGGTCGTCTTGCTGCATAGCGCGGGCGGCTATTTCTTCCGCGTCCTTTTGAGCGGCTTCGATCTGAGCCACCGAAGCGACATGAAGCAGTCCGTTCGAACCGTCACCTACGGGTGTACCTTCAACAGGTTTACCCGAGAGGCCAACGCCAGTATCTTTGTAGTGAGTCTCGTCTTCCATTAATCAATCCTAATATCACATAACCGATAACTGTCAAATCCATGCACCTATATCACTGGTTACTACGTTCCGCCTACTACGGTCCGTCAGTAACGGGGACTCTGCAGGCTGCAAGCCGTCGCGTATCTGTACGAAAGCATATTGCAAAGCATCGGAGACATGGGAGAAAAAGTTCTTATCCGCAACCTCGTGATAGCGTTTCCGTCCATAGACGCCGCCGGTCTGCATTTGGCGAAACTGATACTCGCCTTGAAAAGCCTTGCGCAACACCACGCAATTTGGCCCGATCACAAACGCCGGACGCCCTTCGACCATGCGGGTCAGATAAAACTTCACCGCATCACGTCGTGCAATCGGATTATTAGTCGAAGCCGGAACCGTTTGGATGCCGCACTCGGCCAGTATATTCATGCAAGTCCGGCCGTCCGTCTGCGACCGCGCATCGCCTGCCGGGTCACCGACCGAGATAAGCGGAATGCCAGCATACTTGGTTCGAATCTTGGGCCCGACCACTTCTTCGACAAAGCGCCGCAGCTCCATATCCTCCGAGACACATTCATCGATCACCTGGACCGTACCCTTCGGGGTGACCTGCACAAAGGCGCAAGCCGGCGTTAAGCCAAAGTCCCAGCCAATGATCAGGGGAAGACCTCGATAAGCATCAATGGGTTCCCGCGAGAAATGTGCTGCATCCGTATATTCCGGGTATACCGGCCGGCCGCGCACGATCGAACCATATTCGCCCATCAGGTAAACCTTGGCCCATTCGGGGTCGCAACCGTGGGTCTGACGCAACCAATAATCATAACCCAAAGGATGCCACTGGACGTTCTCGGCCGCCGGGATGCCCTTAACCTGACCGGTGTTAGCCACATAGCGAATGCCGTCGGCCGGATCCTTGGGGAAGACCGGTAGAATAGCGGGAGGCTGGCGATAGAAGGTATGATTGATCGGCTTTTTGTTCTCGGCCAGTTCGTACCACCAGTGGTCATCCGGCGGCGGGTTGGTATCCATGATCATGCCGGTCCAGTATTTCTGACCCTTCTGGCCGGCAATGACCGCCGGATAGCGGCCGGTGCGTGAAAAGGCCACCGTGCGCACCTCCTCGTTCAGTTCCGATGCTTCGTTCAGGAAGACGCCGGTCAGCTCGAGGGACTTCAGCTTGCGGGTATCCTCGGGCCGGTCGACCGCCAGAAAGATAATCTCGGCCTGCACCCGTGTCTTGTCCGGCAGCCAGAAGTTGAGCTTGCCAGTTATCGGAGCTGACATGCGAATGTTGCACAGCTCTTCCGGCACCCAGTCCTGCCAAGTCTTCATGGTCGTCGACAGCAGCTCCCCGTAGGTATTACGAATAAAGGCCCAGCGCGAACGCCGTACATTATCGAGACCGGGTGGCTGATCAATGATCCTGCGCCAGGCTTCCATACAGCAAGCCACCGTCTTGCCGGATCCGACCGGACCCATAATACCGCGCACATCGCTGTTGTCGGCATGGAATAATTTAGCAGTGGGTTCCGCCGCATAATCGCGGATTTCGATCTTCTCACTAGATGCTGCGACTCGTGGTAATGCCATCGGTACTCCTCCCGTGGGGCCAAAAAAAGACCGGCCTATTTAAAGACCGATCTAATATCGCACCGACTATGGTGTGTCAAATGATCAAAGTTCCGCATCCTTTAGCGTACTGGTCACGACCAGCATCTTCGGCGTGCCCAACCGGACCGGTACCAGCACGTTGCCGCTGACGATGTTTTCGCGCACCCATTTGTCGGCTTCAGTCAGCAGGCGGAAGCCCATCTTGATAATTGCCAGTGATCCATCTTCCTTGTTCACTTCAGCTACTGCCCATTTGGCCGCCTCGTCGCTGACCTCGGCCGAGCACCCCGCTTCCGAGGTAGTAGGCACTTGTTCCGGGTTCTCGGTCTTGACAGGCTCTTCGCCGGGAAATCCGGTCGTATTTTCGCTCATGATCATACTCCTTGTAGTATTTTGCGTTCATCGTTTAACTAAAAACTGCTTGATATAATATTCGCCGGTCACCTTGGCAATGCGCCAGACCATGTTGGCGCCGAGACAACTCTTCACATACAGCTCGGCTTCAGGAATGGTCTTGAAGTTTTCGCGTTTGGTTTCCGGCAACTCGACCCAGCCGCCGTCCGGCATACGCGTTTCGATCACGACCTTGGTCTTGCAAACGCGCGGCATCAGCGCTTGCTTTCCGCCAGCTGCTTGAGCTGAGTAAGATCCAGTCCGCCAGCTTCCTGCATTAAGAGCGCCGGGTCCGCCAGCTTGATCC